TATTCCACAAACTTATTACCATAATCAGCAGCCATAGCCAAGACCATCTGTTCGCGTGGTTCTGTATCCATATCATTAATCTTAATGCATACACCTTCATGGTCGTTCATGTTAAGGAAAGTCTGTACTACTTGAAAATCAGATAGATCATCCTTATATAGATCAGCAAGATCAGTGCCTTGTGCTTCTACAAAATAGCTATAAGTTTGATCGATAAGCTTCTGAATAGACATGATGGACTCCTTTGTTTCATCCTATATAAGTACTATACCATATACTATAACCAATGTACACAAAAAAGTGCACAGTAAAATCCTTTAGTATCAATACCTTTGCATTTTTATTCAGTATCCCCTAAGGCTTATGCATAATCCCCTATAGTAAGAACTAAGGTATACTCCCCTCTCTCACCAGACTCTATTAATTATAACATACTTTGGGCATTCTGTAAACCCCTCTATGCGACTTATTTCAATCTTTTTCGTGCGCTTCAGTCTGCCACTTTGGTCGGACCTCAGCAGCTGCCCTCTGCACGTTTTTCTATATACCCTCTCTATAGGCATAAAACGTTTAAAAGCCCCCTATAAAAGGAGGCTCTTCTGTCTGTCTACTATAGACTTATATAGATGTTTTAAGGGATAATCTTATCCCCTCAAGGGCTTATACTATAGCATACTACGTATCTTCCGAAAGACCGTTTGTCTATCACTAAACCTTACTGTATGTCCTTTACATATAGGCATATAGAACACCGTAAAGCCATGATTTGCTTGAAAGTTTTCTTTTACTTGTTTATTATTAATAGTATCCATATAGACCCAAGGATAATTACCTATTAGAGTTACTTCTATTCCTATACGATTTAATCTATTCACAAATTTATCAATTAGATTCATGTACAGATCCTATACTCTTCTTTTACGAGATCTTCTTCTGCTTCGGTCATGACTTATCCTGATATATTAGAAAATTGTGATATAGTAAATCTACCTTTGTTTTGATTTAAATCTTCTGGATCCATTGCAATTTCAGTAACTTCATGTAACATAAAAGAAGGAAAGAGTACGGATCTATTTGCAATACATTCTATTTCTGCTACTATATTCTTATCCTTATCCCTTAAAATAAGATTACCACCATGAAAAGCTTTTGGCTCTTCATATGACCATGTTAACATTGTAATAACTGAATTATCTATATGAGCTTTATAATAATCGGATTCTTCATAATAACTTACAAGGCAATCATGATTTGTGCAACTATTTAAATATCGATATATTTGATCAATGGAAATTAACGTATCAATACATTCTTTTTGATATAGTTTATAAGAGAATTGTCCAATTACAGATCTATTAAAATCTTTAAATAACTCTCCAATAAAGATTGCTTTATTTTGCTTTAAATTATTGCCATTACTATCAGTTGCTGATCCCGTTTTGCTTGGATTCATCAGGTATTGCGATGCAAAATTACACTCTTTAAAAGCTATATTATACTCTTCTTCTGTATACCAACCGTCAATGACAACCGCGTAGTTATTGTCTACTTTAATCTTTTGTAACATTAATCCCATAGTCCTTCATAATACTTACCAAACAGTTTAAAAGCATTTGTCATACGAGTTTGGTGTTTTTGTCTACCTTTATCATCAGTCCATTCAAAATAACCAAGTTGTTCTTCTTCACTACGAATAAAAGGGCCATAATAGTCTTCTTCCCAATAATATCGACACTTTTGTTCAAATGCCCATATCATTTCATCAAGTACATAGTCCCAACGTTTAAAATGATTTGCGTCAGTATCCCATTCATTTTCTTTAGGCGGAGCGTTAGTACTCTTGAGTTCTTTTGGTACGTCTTTATCATCAACAAGAGGTGCACCATGTTTAGTATCCTTTAACTGTTTTAACATTGGAAGGATAATATGTGCTAGAGTATCGTCCATAGACCATGTATCGTACTTATGGATTTTAATTTGTACTCTACGTTCTTTTCTCTCTAGATAGAATCGATTAATAGTATTGTTATAGATCCATTGCAGAACATCTTCTGTAACACGTAGACTACGTTCTTTAAGGGGTTCAACCTTATTGCTTAAACCCTTTTGTCCATACTCAGGCCAGTCTACATAGCCATATGTCTTATTCATATAGTGAGTATGAACATTGCTCATCATAAGATTAATATATGGTCCAATAGTTACTTTCATATCATTTTACTCTCTGACATTAATGCAAAAAGATTAACGGCATTATCAAAGTCTTTTGCGGTTTGAGCATGTTCAGCGCAAGCATACAAATCTTTTAAGGTCATATCTTCTGCCATTGCATTAGCAATTGCGCCTCGTACATAGTCCATATAAGTAAGTGTCATTTGATAATCCAATCTACCTTTAGCCAATCGGTATCTTCTGGCATAAGTTCTACTGCATCGCCATGTAGTTCTTGAAGTTGAGACCAAATACGAGCATTGTTCATTTTCAGCCTGTAAGACTCTTTATTGCACTTATACTCAGAACCACTAGAACCTTTGAAGTAATAGTAGTCGTCAGTTTCATTTACCTCTACAATACCGCTATTCATGCGCCAAGAATCACCATTTATATATCCGCCAGACCAGCCAGCAAGAACACGATAATGTGGATCATCACCTTTGAATTTAATAATCACCCAATTGTCTGATGTGTAGTAGCTCATCTTCAATCCTCTCTAATAACAGGGTTTAAATGGAATTACGTTTTCACCTGGAGCATTTAGGTTAACAATTTCTGTTTGAACTTGAGCTAAACGTAATTGCAACTGCTCAATAGTATCACTGGGGTCAATAGGTTCAACACTGTCATCATCGGCATCTACCAAAGGATTATCATACAATGCAGATTCAATATCAGCTAGTCGTTCGTTCATCCGACCAATCATTTTTTCTATTAGTGTAAGTCTATCATTAAAGTTAGCCATTTTGCGTATCTCCTTTTAGTTCTGCGAGGGTGGTGCGGGCATTAGATACTTCCATGTTCAGGTGCGTTCCTTTTCGCAGCACATTGTCCGCTGAAAATAGGTCGATCATACCACCCAAAGCCTCCACAGCCTTCGACAGCGTGGCTTCTATTTCAGACTCATAAGAAAAACGGGCAGCCTCACAAGAAACATGGGCAGCCTCATAAGCGATACGAGCAGCCTGTAGTTTTTCTAAGTTATTCATCTTCCTGTCCTTCTGCCAGCTTGGCTTCCAGTTTCTCGATGCGGTCACGATACTCATGCTTTGCCATGTCGTAACCGTCCATCGTGGCACTTAGGAGTTTTTCTTTCAGTTCCTCGTTGATCGCAACAAGTTCCTCGATGCGGTCGCTCAGATCGTCACTCATTGTGCGTCTCCTTTGCGCCGGAACAGTTCGTTCTCAATGTCATAGCGATCAACACTAGTAGCAGTGCTCAGCATATGAGTCAAATAGTCTATGGGGATCATTGTGAGTGGATTGAAGTTGAACATGTAGTCGTCCTCTGTATTATCCTATATTAGTATTCTATATTATATGAGAACGAATGTAAACAAAAAAATGCACCTAGTACGTTTTTTTTTGTTATTACCAGCCTGGTGCTGAATAGTCTTTGTGTTTCTTATACATTGCCAAACTTTACAATAGTTTTAGCAAGTGCTTGATTTTCATCTTCTGCATACTCATATCCAAAAAATTCATTGTTGCCGAACACTTCCCAAGTTCGTTGTACTGCCCACATTAGTTAGTCCTCAACTCTTCGATGTTAACAGGAGTATAGTTAGTCTGCTCAACGCACACACATTTGTACGGACCATCCGGACTTGGATTCTGGTGGATGTGACCGTGTACATTTACCATACTACCTTCACCGAATCTGTGACTTTCTTTTAGTGTACTCTGGTGTACAGGAACGTGTGTTAGCAGTAACCCAAACTCACTAAAGTCTCTCCACAAACTAACCTTTTGAAAGTGCGGCGCAAGTACTTTGATGTTGTCGTGATTACCAACAACCAATCGCTTCTTGCCATTGAGTCTTTTAAAGTTATCGTTTAGCCACTTGTCTTTGTCTAATCCAAACAACACGTCGCCTAAGTGATACACTTTATCCTGCGGCTTAACAACACTGTTCCAGTTGTTAATCATAGTTTCGTCCATGTCTTCAACATCGGCAAACTCTCTGCAAGGCTTACCAACTTTATCCTCAAACTTCAAGATATTTGCGTGGTTAAAGTGTGTGTCGCTGATTACCCAAATATTTGCCATAGTATGCCTCTGTGTTAGTATACTTTATTATAACATATTAGATGTTGTTGTCAACCGTTGATTTGTCGGATTAGTAGGATTCAAATCTACGACCTCTAATTCGTACTACTAGACACTAAACACTTCCCAAGTTCGTTGTACTGCCCACATTTTTAATATCCGGGCGCTGAATAGTCTTTGTGTTTCTTATACATTGCCATACCGTCTGCACCGTAGGCAGGGCACACTGAAATAAACTCAGGCAATCCCATGTCGTCTTTTTCTCCGCCTTCGCCGCAAATAAAGTAAACACCTTCAAACTTATCTGGGCTCGCATGTATAAAGATTTTCTTCAACAGTTCAAACTGTTTGAATTCTTTTTCAGTAATTTCTACCATCTTCAAATCCTATCATCATCTACAAACTCACCATTAACAATTTTCATAAACTTTGTAGGCACACTCAAATCACCCACACGTCTGAAGTATGATCGACCACCATCTACTGCACATTCACCAACTGAACGATAATCGTG